ATCACTGATCCTGATGATGGTAACGACCTCAAGTTGATGTATGGTAAGCAGCCTGGTGCCTCTTACCCAACTACGGACATTCGACCTCGTCCACGCAAGTCGGTCCTTTGTGACGACGCTGTGGGTGGCGACGAACGCTGCACGGAACTGCTGGAGACTGTGCCAAACTTTGAGACAATTTTCGAGCGTAAGTCGACCGAAGAAGTCTCAACAATCTTGGAGGCACACCTCAACACTGACAGCGGAGGAACATCCGAAGTCACCCGAGGTAACTTCTCCAACAACACTAGCACTGATTCGGACCCAGTGCGAAGCAAGTTCGACACCGCACTTGATGGACTCATGAATAATGGGTAAAGTGACCAAAATGAAACCTGGTGGACTATCCACCAAAGACATTATTACATCACTCAACAAGGCGTCAGGTGGTGTAGTTGCCTACAATCTTTCGGAGGATAATCCAACGGAAGTCAAGGAGTGGATTCCGACTGGGTCGCGATGGTTAGATTCCATTGCCTGCAAGGGCAGGTACGCTGGTATCCCAGTAGGGAAGATCTCCGAGATTGCAGGTTTAGAAGCTACCGGTAAATCATTTATGGCAGCGCAGGTTGCTGCAAATGCTCAGAAGATGGGTTGCCGTGTTGCTTATTTCGATTCAGAGTCTGCTATCGATCCCGACTTTCTCAGGAAAGCGGGATGTGATTTAGATGATGAAGAGAAGGGTCTGATCTATGTTCAGGCACATTCCGTAGAGATGGTAATGGAGACAATCGAGAACCTTTTAAAGATGCCAGAAAAATGGTTATTTATTTGGGACTCGCTTGCTCTTACTCCATCCGTGCATGACATAGAATCTGACTATAATCCTCAGTCATCTATGGCGATGAAAGCACGAGTGTTGTCCAAGGGTATGCCAAAATTGGTACAACCTATTGCCAACGCTGGCGCTACTTTGTTAGTGCTTAATCAGTTGAAGACCAATATAACAAGGTCTCCATCGGAAGCAATGACGACGCCATACATGACTCCTGGTGGAAAGACTCTGCCTTATTCTTATTCGTTGAGGATCTGGTTGACAGGAAGAAAGGCGAAAGCATCTTTTGTCACAGATGAGAATGGATTTAGAATTGGGTCAGAAGTGAAATGTAAAATCGAAAAGTCCAGGTTTGGATCAACTGGGCGTACTTGCAACTTCAAGATTCTTTGGGGCGACGCAGAAGCAGTCGGCGTACAGGATAGGGAAAGTTGGTTTGATGCGATTCAGATATCTGAAAACTTAGAGCAATCAGGTGCATGGTATTCACTCGTCCATGAAGATGGGACCAGAGAGAAGTTTCAGCGAGCACATTGGTTGAAAAAGTTAGAAGATGAAAAGTTTCACAAAAGAGTCTTGCAAATCATGGATGATGATGTTATTATGAAGTTCAGTAATAAGACAGGTAATGCATCTAATTTTTATGATCAGGAAGAGGATACCCCACCAAAGACCGACGACTAGTAGTTGGTCCGCCCCTGGGAAACCGGGGGCGTTTTTTTTATTTACTAGGAAACAGAATAAGAGAGACTGAGAACATGAAGAAACTGCTTATAGTTGACGCTCAAAATCAATTTATGAGATCCTACATTGTAAACCCGACACTGTCGCCAAACGGAGATCCTTGCGGAGGAGTCGTTGGGTTTTTGCAGACATTGAATAAACTCTGTCGGCAAGTTAATCCTGACGCATTCGTAGTTGTGTGGGATGGTGATGGTGGATCTTCAAAGCGTAGAACCAAAAACAAGAACTATAAAGCAGGACGCAAACCACCTAAGTTAAACAGATGGGCCCAGAATTTAAGTCCTTCTCAGATTCACACAAATAGAATGTGGCAACAGGTTAGATGTATTGAGTACATTAACCAAACACCTGTACTTCAATTTAGAGAACCAGGAGTTGAAGCAGATGATGTCATATCTTATATTAAGTCTATGCCTGTGTTCGACGGATGGTTAAAAGCAATTGTGTCATCCGACAAGGATTTCATCCAATTGCTAGACGACAGAACGTTGCTAATCAGACCAACCCAGGACGAGGTTCTAAACCAGAACACGGTTGTTGAGACACATTCTATTCACCCCAAGAACTTTGCTATCGCCAGATCGATGGTTGGTGACAAGAGCGATAATATAGACGGACTCTCAGGTGTGGGGTTGAAAACTGTAGCAAAGGCGTTCCCGTTCTTGTCAGAAGACAAGGACTATTATCTTAACGATATAAAAGAACACGCCGAGACTGTAGATTCAAAATTATCGGTATATTCTAAAGTTGTTGAAGAATTCAAGACAGTGTGCGATAATTACTCAATAATGCAATTGAGTTCACCACTGATATCAGTACAGTGCGCGGAGAGAATAAACGAGACATTTAAGGAGTACGAACCAATGTTCAATAAAACAGAGATTAATAAGATGTTGTCATTGGACGGACTGATGTCCATAAACATACAGTGTTTGAACACAAGTTTCAACTCCATGGTCTCAGACAAGATTGGTTTTAATTGATGGAAAGAGCAAATCAGGACTTTTCTAAGTTCGGCAAAAGTTTTCAAGAAAATCTGTGCCATATTATTCTCGACGACAGACCCTTCGCAGACCAGATCTTCGAAGTGTTGGATGAGAACTTTCTTGAGTTGTCGCACCTCCGCGTCTTTCTCAAGAAGATAAAACAGTACAAGGAAAAGTACCGAGTTCACCCAACTAGAAAGATTATGACGAGTATTATCAGGACCGGACTTGGCGATGAGCAAGATTCAGTTCAGAAAATGCTCCGAGATTATTACGCTAGAGTACTATCTCATGATGTCGATCAGAACGAAGCGGGTTACATTAAAGATCGAGCACTGGATTTTTGCAAGAAGCAAGAACTTCAAAAGGCAATGATTAAGTCGGTTGATTTGATGAAGACCTCTTCCTTCGATGAAATCGCCAAACTGATTAACGATGCTCTCAAAGCGGGAACTTCTAATGACCTCGGTTATGACTATATGGAAGACTTTGAGTTGAGGTTTGAAGAGAAGGCAAGAAATCCAGTCACAACTGGGTGGGAACCACTCGACAAGATAACAAAGGGCGGACTTGGCAAGGGCGAACTCGGTGTGGTAATCGCTCCAACTGGGGCAGGCAAGTCAATGGTATTAGTTCACCTTGGCGCAAAGGCACTGTTGGCAGGTAAGAATGTTGTCCATTATACCTTAGAACTCGGAGACACTGTTGTTGGTACAAGATATGATAGTTGCATCACCGGATATGAATTGAACGATGTAAGAGCATTTAAGGAACAGATTTATGACGATCTAAGGGAGATACCAGGAAAGTTAATTATTAAAGAGTATCCTACTAGGTCTGCGACCATTCAGACGATAAGAAATCATATTGAAAAAATGAAAAATACAGGGTTTGAACCTGATATGATTATTGTGGATTATGCCGACTTGATAAAACCTGGCGGATCTTCGAAAGAGGAGAAGAGGCACCAACTGGAAGCATTGTATGAGGAATTGCGCGGCATATCCCAGGAAGTTAAGTGTCCAATATGGACTGCATCGCAGACAAACAGGTCTGGTTTGAGTGCAGAGGTAATTACCATGGAATCGATTTCGGAGGCGTTCAATAAGTGTTTCGTTGCAGACTTTATTTTCTCGGTTTCTCGAACCGCATCGGACAAAGAGACGAATACTGGAAGAATTTATGTAGCAAAGAACAGAAATGGACCCGATGGAATTATTTACCCCATATTTATGAATACCGCTAATGTTAAGATAAAGGTGTTGCCAAAGATGTTGACGACAGAAGAGATGGATGACATTACGAAAAACGCAGCAAAAAGACAGAAAGAAATAGTAGCAGAAAGATATAACAAGATGAAAGGAGGAAAGTAAATGAGTATATCGAATGACATTTTATCAGAGATCACGGTGCATATGAAATATGCGAAGTATGTGCCGGAGCATAATAGGCGAGAGACCTGGGAAGAGTTAGTTTCCAGAAATGAAAAGATGCACCTTAAAAAGTTCCCTGAACTTGAGTTACAGATTAGAAAGAATTACAAACTTGTATATGATAAGAAGGTTTTGCCTTCGATGAGATCCCTTCAATTCGGAGGCAAACCGATTGAAGTAGCGCCGAACCGCATTTTCAACTGCGCGTTTATGCCTATCGACGATTGGCGTTCATTTGGAGAGGCAATGTTTCTCCTTCTTGGCGGCACAGGGGTCGGGTACAGCGTCCAGAAGCACCATGTAGAAAAGTTGCCTGAAATACAGAGACCGAACTCTAAGAGAACACGACGCTTTTTGGTAAACGACTCTATCGAAGGATGGGCAGATGCTGTTAAGGCACTCGTTCGTTCTTATTTTGCTAGTGGATCTAAACTAAAATTCGACTACAGTGATATTAGACCAAAGGGGTCTGCCCTTGTAACTTCTGGAGGTAAGGCGCCTGGCCCACAACCTTTGCGTGAGTGCCTTGTTAAGTTGGAGGGTATGTTGTCAGAGAAGGAAAACGGCGACAAACTTACATCAATTGAAGTACATGACATGGTGTGCCATATTGCCGATGCAGTGTTGGCAGGTGGTATTCGTCGAGCAGCACTCATCTCGCTGTTCTCTGCAGACGACGATGATATGATTGCCTCTAAAACGGGCAATTGGTGGGAGACAAACCCACAGAGAGGTCGAGCAAACAACTCCGTTGTGCTGTTGCGACACAAGATAGACAAAGAATATTTTATGAATCTCTGGGACAGAGTAAAGGCATCAGGCGCAGGAGAACCAGGGTTCTATTTTTCAAACGATAAGGACTGGGGAACTAACCCTTGTTGTGAAATTGGTTTACGCCCGTATCAGTTCTGTAACCTTACGGAAGTTAACGTTTCAGATATCGAATCTCAGGAAGACTACGAGAGTCGTGTAAAGGCAGCGACGTTCATAGGTACACTGCAAGCGAGTTACACAGACTTTCACTATCTTCGTGACGTTTGGCGTAGAACAACAGAGAAGGACGCTCTTATCGGAGTATCTATGACCGGTATTGCCTCTGGTGCAGTGTTGGATCTTGACATGAAATCTGCAGCAGAAGCAGTAAAGAAAGAGAACGCAAGAGTCGCTGAGTTAATTGGCATCAAACCAGCGGCGCGAACAACATGCGTCAAACCTGCAGGCACCACGAGTCTTGCTCTTGGGACGTCATCGGGCATTCACGCATGGCATAACGACTACTACATCCGCCGTATCCGTGTTGGAAAGAACGAACCAATCTACAGTTACTTGGTCCAGAATCATCCAGAACTTGTAGAAGATGAATATTTTAGTCCTCACAGCACTGCTGTTATTTCGATTCCTCAGAAGTCTCCAGATAACTCCATTCTCAGGACAGAGTCTGCGCTGCAATTGCTCAGAAGAGTTAAGAGGGTCACTGACGAGTGGGTAAGACCAGGATTTCGTAAAGGGCAGAACACTCACAACATCTCTGCAACAGTCTCCATTAAGGACGCTGAGTGGGTAGATGTGGGAGAGTGGATGTGGGAAAACAGAGAGAGTTACAACGGGTTGTCAGTTCTTCCGTACGATGGAGGTACCTATACTCAGGCACCATTCGAGGATTGCTCCAAGGAGACTTATGAAGCGATGCTAAGTTCTCTCACTGATATTGATCTGACA